ACCTGCACCGGTCCCGCAGGGCCTCCATTTCCTTCAGCTTACTCATCTCTGACCCTCCTCTGCTTCCCTCCGCGGTTCTTCTTCAGCCACTCGATCTGCCGCCTGCGGGCCGGTTCGGTCATATCCACTCGGTGCGACTTCAGCCATTCAGACTCCGCATGGGTCTCTTCCTTCCATTCCTTGTAGCTCCGGCAGACGCTGTGGCATCCGACCATCTTGTCCTCGCATCCTTTGCACGGGCTTGGTTTCATCTCATCGCCTCCAGGATCTTCAGCGCGATCTGGCTGTAAGTCTCCATCACCCGGATCTTTCGCCCGTCCACCAGGATCGTGTGGTCGTAGAACCCGCTGATCCGGTGGATGTTCACCGTGATCTTGTCCCTGGGCGTGTAGTCCAGCGCGCCGTCGCCCTCCATCGTCGCGATCGCGCCGGTGAACTCGACCAGGACAGGGCCGCCTGCCCTCAGTACAGCGAAGCTCTGCTCCTTCGGAAACAGCAGTGGCATTTCCGGCGTCTCCGGAATCCTTTTTCCAAACATCGTTATCCTCCTTTCAAAGTTGCGCCGGGCCGGAGTCGGACCGGCCGGCAGCTGCACGCACCGGTCAACCGGTATACAGGAGCGTCCACCACCTTTCACTCCCGGCCTCCGGAACTGCCCCGCCCGGCGGCGCGTTTCAGTTCTTCCCTGATCCATTCATGCGGAACGGTCGAATAATATTCGACAGTTGTCGACCCAGTCCGCCGGTTGTAGATCACATGGTGGTTTCTGATCTGCCCTTCATCGATCAGCTGCTTATACGCCGCCAGCTTCTCAGGTGGGATATGTTCGCGCCAGTAATCGATGCACCTGATAAATGGTCTGACTTCAGTCATATGATGTCGTCCTCCGGTGGATCCATGGTTTCGATTCTTATCAGGATACCGGGCTCATCAGCGTAGATCTTGACGATCTCTTCCAGGCAGATCAGTGCGTCGTCTTTCCAGAAGCCCATGTCGGTCATGACGTCCTTCAGCATCTTGTTGAGGTTGTCGGTATCCGGCCGTGTGATCTTCCAGCGCTTCTCGTCAGGCCGATGCTTCCTGGCGCTTTTTGTGAACGGGAAGATCCAGAATACGCTGAGCATGATCGGCTGGTCCACGATCGGCTCTGCCGGCACGTATGGCAGCAGCGCGTCCCGGAGGATCGCCTCAGCTGCGGCGACATTCTTCTTCTTATAATGGTGGATGTATCCTCCGACGACTCGTTCGCCCTTCTGCTGGGCGGTGGCCGTCGGCGGGATCATCTTCAGCTTGAATCTCATCGGGTCACTCCTTTCAATGTCCTAAGCGCGGACAGTGGACAGGCAAGGCTTGACGCCTGTCCCTGTTCCGCAGGACATTCTGTAAAGGGACAGGACATTTATCTATATAAACTGGAATGTCCCTTTTTGTCCCCTTCTCAGATGTCCTCATTCCACTCCGCCATATACCTCTTGATCGTCTTCTCAGATACACCGAACTCGTCGGCATACTGCTTATAGGTTTTCCTCTTTCCGTCAAACTCGATGTCTCTGTTCACGGCCTCATAAAGGCGTTCTTTCATGTCCGCCTTCCTGGCCGACTTTGCCAGGCTTCCGAGTTCTCTGCCGTTTTCCATGCTGCGCTCGTTCTCTTCCAGGTTCGCTTCCTCGAGGATCCCGCCGGCGTCGATTTCATGCAGCGGATAGCTGAAGAACAGGTTTACCGGTTCAATCCGCGGAAATTCCCGGAGTGTCGCATCCAGACGCCAGGCTGTAACCTTGTCGCCGTACTCTGCCTTGACCTCGTCGATCCGTTCCTTCGGGATCCGCAGCTCGATCATGTCCAGAAGCGCATCAGCGTCCCGGGCGAACACGCCGGATCCGGAAGCCCGGTCTATACTCGCCTTCGCTCCCTGAGCGCCCTTTGAATGATGGTGGGCATAGATCACGCTGGCGCCGGCATTCGCGATCCGGTCTATCGCATTGGTAAACTTGATCACTGCCTCCGCCGCGTTCTCATCACCGATGCCCAGCTTGTACGTCGGATCCAGAATAACCGCAGCGTATTCCCTTGCCTTCATGGTCCTCGTGATCTGAGGGATCAGCTTGTCAAGCACTTCGACCTTTCCGCGGAGATGTACGATGTCGATGTTTTCCCTATGCGGATTGCTGAGTTCCATCTTCTCGTATACCTTTTTCAGCCGGTCATCGAATGATGCCTCGTCCAGTTCCATGTTCAGGTAAAGCACAGGCCCCTGTTTGCACCGGAATCCGAGCCACCGCCGCCCCTCCGCGATACTGATCGCCAGCTCCACCAGGGCGAATGTTTTACCTGCCTTCGATGAGGAAACCAGCAGCATCTTGTGTCCCTGCCGGAGGATACCTGTGATCAGCTCCGGTTTTACCGGCGGCATGTCGTCCCAGATCTCCGCCAGGTTCTGCACCTGCAGCGGCTCCACCATTTCGTCCTCGATATAGTGCTGCCATTCCACGTAATCGCTCAGGCCCATGTTCCGGTCCACGATGTACTGCAGCTTATCCCCGCGCCGGAAGCCCGGGAACCGGCTCAGGCGGCTCGGGTTCTTGTCCTGGGTGTCCACCACAAGGCCATGTTTCCGGCACACCGTGTACAGGAAGTCCACCCGTTCCTGGTACTGCTTGTAGTCCACCGCGCCGATGTTCACAATGGCGTGCAGGCTTTTCCCGCCTGAGTGCACCAGCATCTTCACCGGTAGCCGCAGGTCCTGGATGATCTGGTACTGCGTGTCGATGTCCTGCGTGTCGCTCTCCACAAGCGCGTAGCGGTAGCTGGTCACGTTTTTATTGCTCCGGCCTTCGCCGTCCATCGGGTTGAAGCAGATCCATACGCCGGCAGCGTCTGTGTAGTCGCCGAAGGTCAGCGTGATGTCGTCCGGGTGCTTCTTGATGCTGTCCAGCAGCTGCTTGGCCGTCCGGGAGGACGTCTTTCCGTAGGGCTTATACTTTCCGTCCTCGTCCTGGTAGGCCGTCGTGATGTAGCAGACCTTTTCCTCCGGCTCAAACAATGCGCTGATGTAGTCGCTGGCCTCTTTTGCCGGGCTGAAGGCGTCCTTGGTCGGCGGAGGCACCATCGGCTTCGTGTCTTCCTTCTGCCATCCGCTGGTGTCGATCGGCTCGCCGTCATAGGTGATCACGTCGTCCCAGCTGTAAGTCTTTTTCCCGGCTACCGGGTCCCAGCCGTACTCGACGGCCATATGGTACACCGTTCCCATCGTGACGTCCGTGCCGGCATAGTTGCCGAACGTCCGCCACTTCTTTTCGCACTCGCCGCTGTGGTACCGCGCCGGATCCGACGCGCTCCACTCGTCCCATAGGCTGCAGGGCAGGCCCTCCTTGTGGAGGGCCGCGCCTACATTCGTCCATTCCTGGTAATCAAGAGATCCGCACGGGATATGTCGGAGCAGTTCCCGGGCTTCGCTGATGTCCATCATGTGTCATCATCCTCCGGATCAAACAATGGTATAAATTCATGATTGTTCGCCTGGATTGATTCCTCAATGAACTCGATCCCAGAAAAAATACCGATTTCTGTCAGGGCGAGTTCTCCATCCGGATCACGCGTAAACCAGATAATGGAATCATCTTCAACGCCGTGGATATATTTCCCGGAATAAAAGAATCCGTTTGAAGTTTCGTGGTCAGATCTTATAAAGTTCACGTCAGTTGGTGGCCTTCGTACAATGAGCAGGTTATATCCTTTTTCATACATCCGTTCGATTTTCATGAAATCAATCGGTTTGATCTGTTCATAATTCCTATTCTTCACTTCAATAATCAGGTTGTTCAGCTTCTTATTGTGAAGAGTGAAGTCAGGAAGATAAGACAAAGCATCTCCGAGATAATATCTCCGCTCATCCTTGACCCATTTCCCACCAATCAGGTCAAGCAGTTTTGCAACTCTTGCCTCGCCTGTGTACATAGGCCATTCCCCATTGGCATTCTTATACAAGACCCGGCGATGGCCGAAAGTCTCGTTATATCCCATCAGAATGCCCCCTTCTTGAACGCCTTCTTCGGGGCCTCCTCTTCCTTGTCGAAGAACTTCCTGAGCTTGTTGCTCTGGTGGGTCTTGCCGTCCCGGCCTTCGTACTCGTCCACGTAGATCTCGCAGCGGCCGCGCTCGCCGTCACAGTGCAGCAGCTTCTTGAACTCCAGCTTGTCGCCGTGGCTCCGGATGCCGATGGACCGCAGGAACGCGCCGGCCTTCCACTCGAAGCCCTCCGCCAGGTAGATATTCTCGGCCACAAAGCCCATGCCCAGCTCCCCGCCGTCCACGCGGAGGTACACCTTCGCCATGTTGCAGGCCGGGATCTTCGCCCCGCCGTCGTACCACTGCTTCTCCGTCTTGATCACCTCAAAGGGATACTTCCCATCAGGCAGGATGGACGTCTCCTGACCTCCGCGCTCCTGGTCCTCGGTGAGCTCCACTTCGTCGTCCCAGTCATAGGTTTTCAGTTTCTCGTTAGCCATAATTCCTTATCCTCTCTTTCTTGCCTTAAAAAGGCAGGTCTTCCTGTTTGGTCAGGGCCAGTCCGCAGACCGTGCCCCACGCTTCAATGAGGCATCCCTCAATAAAGTCCGCATCATAGTCCCGGATCGGCACCGGGAGGTCGTAATATCCTTTATCGGCGACAACGCTCTGGATCACCATCGGGTCGAGGATCGCGTTCTTCGCCATCAGCTCCCAGACCTCAGCAAGAAGCCGGTTCTTGTCCGGATCGTCGTGTCTCATGCTCGCCGGGCGCTCCGGAGGCTCCGCCTTCTTCCCGGCCTTCCTTGCCTTCTCCGGCAGTGTCTTCGCCGTCTCCACGGTGGCCTTCGGAACTTCGATCGGATTGGTGTTCAGCACGTCCTCAATGGACTCCTGAACCCTGGCCGCCGGTTCCGCCTTCTTCAGGATCTCAGCGATCAGGTCAAAGTCGAAGGGCATTTCATCCGGCAGGCCGAAGCGGTTCTTCGCGTCCCAGCACGCGCTGTGGTTGGCGTACATGACGCGTTTCTGGCCTCCGCGTCCCTTCTTTGTCTTCCCGTCTGCGTCGGTCACGATGTCCGTCTTGTAGTTCACAAAAAGCATCATGTCGACCCATTCCTTGACCAGCGGAGCGATGTTCTTCTCGTTCAGCTTCAGCATGTACCGGTCATAGCTGCCCATTTCGTCCGGGAGTTCAAATTTCCGGATCATGCTGTGGCAGACCAGGATCACGTTTACGCCCCTGTCCACAATCTCCTGAAGCATCTCCAGCAGTTTCTGAAGTTTCTGCTTTGCGTAGACATAGCCTTTGCCGTATCCGATGTCCTCGATGTTCTGGATCTTCTTCTCCGAGCACACGGCGTCAAAGATCAGTCTCTCCAACCAGTCCACCGTGTCGATCACGATTGTCCCGAAATCGCCGAAGTTGGCGATTACATGGGCGAGGATCTCGATCACATTGTCCAGGCTCTCCGGCGGGTCGAACCTCGCCACGTCCATGTGGCGGGTGGAGCCCTCCGTATCGATGAAGACAGCGCCAGGCGCCTTCGACGCAAACGTGGTCTTCCCGACGCCTTCCGGACCGTAGACCAGGACTTTTACCGCCGATTTGACAGGTCCCTTGGTAATGTTCATTACTTAATCACCACACTTTCTGTCGTTTCCAGCGCTGCGCCGGGAATAATGGTCCCTTCCTTCAGCGCCTTCTTGATTTCGTCTTTCCTCAGCTCGGGCTCGAAGAACCGCAGGAACCGCTCCGGCTTTTCCAGCGTCTGCAGGAAGCTGATCAGTTGCTCCTCATCCTCGACGCTCACCCGCTGACTGTGGGTCTGGTACACGTTGCACCGCGGCGTCTTCAGCTTTTCGCCGTTCAGCGCGATCAGCAGCCACGCCTTCAGCGCGGCGATCTTGTTGTCCAGCGCACGCTTCCGGGCCAGCAGTTTGTCCGCTTCTTCCTTCACGGCAGCGGCCTCCGCCATCAGGTCCTTCTCCCACAGCGCCACGCCTTCGAGCTTGCGCTCACGTTCCATCTGCAGGTCGTTCAGCCTCACAACGTCCAGGATCTCGCCGGTTTCCATGTCCACACAGTCCAGGATGTCCTGGTCGATCTCATAGATGGGTCTCATTTCTTCTTCATCCTTTCAATATTTTTCACAGCCGCCACCAGCGCAGGGTGCGGCATTTCCACGTCGATTCGGTATGTCACGACCTTCCCGTCGCTCATCGGGATCCTCACCCTGTCCGGATAGCGTGACACGTCATGCTCCCATACGCCGGTCACCTTCGGCAGCGGAAGCACCCTGATCTCGCTCACACGTCCACCCCCAGCTTCTTCAGGATCCGCGGCAGTTCTTCCGCCAGATCTGTCCACCCGGGCAGATCCATTCCGACCTCGTCCCCGGTGGCCGTCCGCCAGTCGATGGTATTGAACTTCATATCCCGGT